CAACTTTCAATATATTTTTCAAGTTCCACCTGAGCGACCTTATCAAGGAACGACACAACACTCTCAGTAGTTTTTTCTCTTCCCTTGTATACAGTCTCCACCAAAGGACCCATATTAAGATAGATAGAATCAGTATCCGAAGCAATAACATAGTCAACATCATTTGTTTTAAGAATTTTGTTTAAGTACTTATTAATTTTTTCTTCAATCCAACGAATTGAAACTTGTCCAGAAAGAGTGATTGCCTCAGCATTTGCTAGTTTAAAATAACGGAAGTACTGATTGCCGATAGCACCATAAGCAGAGTTAAGAGAAATCTTTTTTGCCATCTGAACGTTGTTGCATCTGGCAATTTCTTTAACAAGAGCATTAGTTGGAGTCTTCTCATACTGCTTCTTTGCCTCAATCATTTTCTTTTTGAAGATGACACGTTCGTTATACATCTTCTCCATTAGTTCTGGGAGAAATCCACGAACGTCTTTGCGATACATTGCACCATTGGCACAGACCGCATAATCACTATATTTCTCAAAAGTAATCTCTTGATTTAGAATCTTATCGACTGTAACTGAAGGATGCTTCTCATCCAATAGAGTTTCTGGGGAGATGTTGTATTGCATAATCAAGTGAGGATACAAGGAATTCAAATCGAAATTGACAACCCAATCATACTTACCAGGAATTGGTTCCTTCACATAAGCACCAGCATACTTGGCATCCTTATCAGTCCTTTCCTTTGGAGGAATTACGATATTGCGACTTTTAAGATAGTTGTAGATAATCGTATCCCACATACGGACCTGAAAGAATACATCGGCATAGTTTACTTTGGCATCATATGCCATCGTAAGTGCTAGTTCAATGAGTTTCATCTTATCTTCCAATCGGTCAACAAGTTCTACGTCAATGATGTTGTATTCTACAAACTTCTGCCAACCATTGGTATAGAAATCTTTGAACGTATCAAACTCACTGTGGTCCAATTTATTCTGATTAAGTTCTACACTAGCAATGTGGTCAAGACGATAAGATTCTTGGTTTGTATAAGTAAACTTCTTATACAATTCAAGATAATCCAGTTGAGTTACTCCACCAATATCGTAAACAATCTGTTTACGACCGGCAATGAATATTTCAGATTCTGTTACAAGTCCCCAAGGAGACAAACGTTTCATTAACTTTTCACCCAGAATCCTATCCATACGTCGTGCAATGTATGGCATATCATACAACTGGTTATTCCATCCAGTCACAATTTCCGGAGTATTATTCATCCACCAGTGAATGAAGTCATTGAGCATATCATGTTCAGTAGAGAACTGACGATACTCAACATTCTTTTGATTATTCTGAAAAGGACCAACACCCCAGGTTGTGATTTTCTTTGTATTATAATCTTGAATTGTAACCAGAAGCATTTCCTCAGCAGCACTTGCCACATCGGGGAATCCATTTTCAGACGCAACCTCAATGTCAATAGTTACGAGTTTGATTTTAGCAATATCAAATTTGATTTGCTCTTCTGGATAATTATCAGAGATATATTGATAGATGTATCGGTCGTTTCCATAAATCTTAAAACTTTGCACACCATCATACGTCTTGATAAACTCACGACAATCACGCACAGAACCAGGTTGAATTGGTTCCACACATTCACCGTTCAGTGTCTTATATTTTGTTTGTTTTTTAGAAGGGACAAAAAGAGTCGGAGAAAACTTCTCACGGATCATGAAACTGTTTCCATTTTCATAACCACGGACCAAGAAGTGATCCCCGACCATCTGAACGTTAGTGTAAAACCGATAATTCATTAGGCAGTTAGTTCAAGATACTTTTCAATAATTTCAGGAGTTGGATCTGCGATTGTAAGAATACTATCAGAATGAATCATTAATTCTGTCTGATTAGTCACCTCCGGCCAACGTCGGAGATCATCTTCACCAAAAAACTGATATGGATTGATCAGTTTACAATCAGGTTCTCCAAGTTCAGAACCCACCTCAACAATTTCAGTAATCAATATTGTGTCAACCTTCAATAGGAGACACTTCACGTTCCGTTCCATTTACCTTTTCCTCATACATTTCTTTAATGGTTTTGACTGGTTCAACAATAGTCACAATCCAGTCAGGTCGAACTGGAATCTCATTATCACTTGTGAAGAGAATCCAGGAGGAGAATGTAATACTCACAGAATCTGATTCTGTAGGTTGTTCTGCTAAGAAGACTGAGTTACTGACTTCAATTTTATGTGGATTTGTAAAAAGATATCCACATACCTTTTCGTCAGAAATCAACTCCTTAATATCAGCAATTACTGATTCTCCGGATTTTAATAGAGCAATCTTTACAGACATTTTTAGTTTTCCTCTCAAGTCATTATAGCAAAAAAATAGGGGAGCGTCAACTGGTTTTTGCCAGTTGCTCCCCTGCGGCAACAATATTCAATTATATTTATTTAAGTTCATATACTTTCTTCTTCTGATGTTCCGGAATAACTCTATTTAGTTTAATGGTGAGCAATCCATCAACATAAGAAACATCTTTAACTTCTACATCATCAGAAAGAGTCCAGGTACGAGTGAATGCTCTCTTTGCCAATCCCTGATGTAGATACTCATCATCAGTGTCACCTGCTTTCTTCACATCTACAAAAAGTTTGTTCCATTCTGTAGTGACTTCAATATCTTCTCTTTTGTATCCGGCAAGTGCAATTTCCAATCTGAAATCAACACTACTTTCTGTGATTAGATTATATGGTGGATAGTTTGTATGCGATTCATACGCAGTATCAAACCTTTTAAACCACTCATCCAATCCAATACTATTCCTTTGAATCTCCATCAGATACTTTGCAGTTTCTGGTACTGAGAGTGTAAGCGAACTTGTTCCGAACATGATAGACCTCCTTGAGCGTCTGTAAGTGAATAATGTCCCCGAAGGCAACATCATTAGTATATATCAATGATCATAAAAAAGGGGAGTGTTGTTCTCCCCACTTTCTTATTCGGTTATACCCAATACCATATTAAGAGAAGAATTGAGTGTTCCCCTATTCTTGTAGTCCTTTGCTACCTTATCCCAACCATTTCCTACTTTTGAACCAGTTTCATCGTTCATATACTTATCAATCCAGTATAAAAGATAGGATACTGTCCGGTCCATATTATCCCATCGTGTATCTTTGCAAACATTAGGGTCTTTAAACATACCACCAGTCTTCCAGGTTTCAGTGATGTGTGTTAGACCGTCCCAATCATCACCATAAGTATTTCCTACACCTTTCTCAATCAATTGCCACAGTTTACGAAGTTTTTGATTATTAGGTCCATAATAGTAAAGAGACATGAGGGCAGCAGCAATAAATGGTTGACACCACCTATCCTTTCTCACCATAAGTTCATCAAGTGCTTGAAGACACCCCTTTATCATCCAAAAAGAAAGTTGATCACGAAGTTGTTCGGAGTTCTTTATATTCGACTGATTCCATTCTGTAGGTTTCATAAGGTGACAAGCCTTATTCATGCCAGAGAGAATAATTCCTCTGGAAAGTTTTTCATTCTTCGGGGTATAATCATAAAATCCAGTGAGAATACCATAAACTTTTTGCTGATTTTTTTCCGTTGCTTCAGCAGAATCAAAAGTATCATACGACTCTTTGATCTGATCAAGATCCTCATACTCATATGTAATGGCAACTAATTTCTGTGGAAGATAATCAGAGCCTTCCTTTTCCCAATTTAATGCTCTAGTATTTCCATCTACCCTAAACACCATACCTTTTGGATATAGTTTTCCTGCCACAATACAGTCTTTTGTCAGACGAACCAAGTGAACAACGCAGTGTTCTGGTCTAACTTCTTTAAGATGTCCCCTTGCTTTGCTCAATCGTGCTTCAGTATCTCTCTGACAAGGAACTTCAGGCAGGTTTAAAAAATCTTGCAGTGGATAATTGCAATTTACGGTAATGTTTCCCGTAAAATCCTTTGTTTCAATCATTTTTTTATATTTAATAATCTACTCACCATTCATCGACCAATAAAGAAGATGCTGCTTTGAGGCAGGGAGTTCGTAGGTTTACCAAAAAATTATAGCACAAAAAAGGGGGTATTGCAACCCCCCACTTTTTTATTCGGTTTCCTCTTCTGTGCGCTTCTTTTTAGCACCAATATTATACTTGGTCTCCAAAATCCAATCACCTTTGTCCTTATAGGCAAGAACTTTGATTTGATTCAAGGGTGCAATGTCAGAGATCTTAGAAACATCAACAACTTCAACCAGACCCCAATCTGCAATCAATTGGGCAATACGATTACGACGCTGAACATCATTTACCGTAAGATTTGCGTGTTTGCCATCAAGTGCAAACAATTCTTTAAAGTGAACGAGATAATACCTACCTTGCTTGTGTAGAATGTGGCAAGATTGATAGATTTTCTTTTCCTTGCGTGAAGCAACTCCGATACGTGTCAAAGTCTCACGAACCTTAAGAAAGTCATCAGGTTCATTTAGGATTACCTCAACCATTTGGTCAGGTGTCCAATTTACAACAGGTTCTTGAACGACACTCATTTTGTTCCTCCAGTTTCAAATTTCGATTTAATAAATGTTA